TGAACTGGAACTTGAATACAGGTAAGTTTCAGGTGTTTGGGGTCTGCAGGGAGCCTTTGCGGGCTCCCTTTTTTTGTGTATGCTGAGCCGGCTTATGCCTTTATCTAATGGCTTTCGTTCGTAAGAAGGTAAAAACCTTCAAGTGGCCTGTTGAAGTGCAAGAACCCAGCGACACTAAGCCCGGTGAATTTGAAAAATCTGAGTTCACGGCGATTTTTAAGAGAGTAAAGCTGTCTGAGCTGGAGGGTGTCACTGAGTCTGAGGGTGCCTCTCTGCTCAAGAAGGTTCTTGTCGGCTGGGAAGGCATCAATGACGAGGATGGTAATGAGGTGAAGTTCTCGAAGGCCGAGCTTGATGAATTTGCAGACGATGTTGATTGGCTGAAAGGCGTTCTTGCTGCTTACACCAAGACTTACGGTGAGGCGCAAGCGGGAAACTAAAAGAGGCTGCGGTCTATTGGGCTTCTGGCGGCAAAGTTATTGAGGACAAAACTCAAGATGATGCTGCGGCTTTTGGCATAGACCTGCCAGCACCAAAGCAAGAAGAGTCAGCAGACTTCGAGGTTTGGGATGAAAACTGGGACATCGTCATGATGTTCCTGCGCATGCAGACCCAGTGGACCGTAAGCATGTCTGGATACGTTGGGCTGAAGTATGAGGTGCTGCTAGTTTCCGGCGGCCTTTTTGACCTATATGATGTGGAGAACCGCCGTGAAGTGTTGGAGGGGCTCCGAATCATGGAATCCGCCGCACTGACCGAATTCAGCAAGAAGGCAGATGGCTAAGACTGTTGGCGACCTTCTGATCAAGCTGGGCGTCGACGGCATTGAAGGCGTAACGCAGCTCAAGTCTGCGTTGACTGGGCTTTCCAAGGCAGCAGGCCCTGCAGACGCAGGTTTGATGAAACTTGGAAAGGCGATTAAAGCCTTCAATAGAGATGGAAACGCAAGTCGTGATGTAATCGCTGGCAAGCTTTCAGCACTTAAGTCTTTACGAAGCCAGGCCGGACTCAACGGTGCTGCCTTCCGTGCTCTCACAAAAGACATCGTTGATTATCAGCAAAAACTTGCCGCTGCTGATAAACAGATAGATGAGACAACCAGAAAAGTCTCAACACTGGCTCAAGTCTCTTCTCAGATTCCGGGGAGGAAGGCTGGGACTTTTGGGAGTCAAATTGCAGCCTTCAATGAAGAGCTAAAGGAACTCAGTGTCACAAGCGACAAATACGCAACTGTTCTAAGGAACATCCAGGAAAGAACTCGTTCTTTCCAAAGGGCTCAGGCCAGGCAGGGCGTTATTGCGGCTGGTCGGACTGGGGCAGAAGGTCCGGCAGATCCAAGAACAGCCTTCGAGGTAACAACTGAGCTTCCACGCACAACAGCAGCGCTGTCCTTGCGATTGACAGAGCTGAGGGAGGATTTTGCCAATATTGCTATTGGCTCGAAGGACTATGTAAACGCTCTGCGTGAAATCAATTCACTGGAATCACAGATTGGTGATCCATTCGGTACTGCGGCAAGAAAGCAGGAAATTCGTGGACGTTTAGGGCAGCAAGAGCAATTTGGAATGTTTGCGCCAAGAGATCCGGTGCAAAGTGCAATTGCAAGAAGAGAGAGAAAGCTTTCCAGTCGATACGGAGGATTTGCTGGCGGAGGCATGGCCAATCAGCCAATAGAAGCCAGCGGTCTTTTTAAGACAATTGCTTCTATTGGCTCTGCCGACACAAAGGCTGCGACCGAAATGATGGGTCGTTCACTCGCGCAAGTCACAAATGAAATTAATCGACAAGCTGCTGCATCGAAGGGCAGCATCAACAGCCTGCAAGCGCAGAGGGCTGCATTTGCGCAGCTACGGGCTGGTCTTGACCCCACCAGCAAAGGATTCCAAGATGTTAGTCGTCAAATTGAGGCAGTAGATCGTCGCCTTGAAAAGATAAACAAGCGTCGTCGTCGTCCAACGATTGGTGGGCTTGCGCAAGGGTTAGGTGGTGTTGCAGCTGGTGGTGTATTCGGTGGGCCTGAGGGCGCATTTGGTGCTGCAGTTGGTGGCGCTGTAGGCGGTGTCGCTGGTGTTGCTGCAGGTGCAGCACTTGGCGCTCAAGTCAAGATGCTTCGAGAAGCGCTTGGCGCGACCTCTGAGTATGCAGCTCAACTGCAAAAGCTTGAGATTGCTCTTAAAGGCGTCGCTGGGCCGGAGTACTCCGACGCACTAAAAGCAGCAAATCAAGTCACCAAAGATTTCAACGTACCCCTTGATGTATCGACCAGAGGAATTACACGCCTTTCTGCAGCTGTTATTGGGGCTGGTGGCAGTGTGGCTGATGCAGAAGTTGTGTTCAGGAACATTACTTCTGCAATCAAGGCGACAGGGGGCGGAGCGCAGGATGTCGAGTCTGCGATAACAGCTATGGTGCAAACCTTCTCCAAGGGTAAAGTTAGCGCCGAGGAACTTTCTGGACAGCTGGGTGAAAGATTGCCTGGCGCAGTTACTAAGTTTGCAGAGGCAAATAATATGACTTTGCCTGAGCTTCAGAAAGCATTTAAGGCGGGCACTGTTGGACTTGATGAATTGATGAAATTTATTATTAGCCTTGGTCCTGAGTACGAAAACACCGCACGGGCGATTGCAAATAGTAGTGCAGACGCAGGCGCAAAAGCAGCTGTTGCTTTTGACCAAGTTCGTCGTGAGGTTGGTGAAGCGTTACAGCCAATTGGAGCCGAACTGCAGGAGGCATTTGCCGAATTCGCCTTGGAGGTGCTGCCAGCCATCAAGACGGCTGCAGTTGCTGCAGCGTCTGGCATAAAAGTGTTGATGGACGCTACCGCGGCCTTGGTTGCCAATTTCAAAGAGATTCTGATTATTGCCGGGGCTGCAGGGATCACGCTAGTCATTACAAATCTCAGCGCGATCATGCTTGGGCTGGCTGCAGCCCTTGGCAAGGCGACTGTGGCGATGAAGGGCTTTACGGTTGCTTCGTTGCTTAATCCTTGGGTCGCTTTAGCTGCAGGTATTGCCGCAGCAACAGTTGCTTTGGTCAAATACAGCAGAAAGAACTCAGAATTCAATAAGTCAGTGATAGCTGGAGAGACGAGCAATAAGGAGGCCAACGATAGGCTTCGCGAGATGAATGACAAGGTTGAAGAGTTGCAAGACCGTCTTGAGACAGAAGGCAACGGACGGATGATTAGACAACTCAAAAATCAACTAAAGGCAGCAAAAATTGCTGCTGACGACCTGTCTCTTGCAATGAAACTTGCAACTAGTTACACGGTTGCAGGCATCGAGTATGACCGCATGACGGGTCGTCCTATTAACGCCCCTACGTCTTACACCCCAACTGACTTTGACGATCCAGATGTAGGTGATGACACAGAATCAGGTTCCGCACGAGTCATGATGACTCAGGCTGAGCTTGACATTAGAAGGAAGATCCGCGAAGCGCAGGAGGCAGGAAACAAATCTGCCGCGTCTCAATATCAACTTGATTTAGACATATTGCTGGCGAAGCAAGAAACAGAAGACGCCATCAAGCGGACCAATGACATTGAAATAGCCAACTTTAATTTCCGGGAAAGAGGAAGAGATATTGCGCAACAGGAGGCTGATGAGGCAGAAAGGAGGGCGGCCGCAGAAGCAACACGACAAGACAGAATCCAGCAAGCAAGAGTTCTTGCCGGTGAGATTACTCAAGAGGAATACAACCGCAAAAAGACCCTTGACGAGATGGCAATCCTCTTGAAGGACATGCCTGAACTTTACGAAAAGATCAAGCAGAAACTCAATGAAGTAGATACTCCTCTGAAGTCCTTCCAGAAGGGCTTGAAAGATCTCTTTGAAAGGTCAATGGATCTCAAGCAGGCATTGGCCGATCGAGGTGTTAATGCGGTCAAGCAGTTTGGCGATGCATTCGCGGATATGGTCGTCACTGGTAAGGCTAATTTCGCTGAACTTACAAGGTCAATTCTCCAAGACCTGGCAAAAATGTTCGCAAAAGCGGCTCTATTCAAGGCTATATCTTTAATACCTGGAGTGGGGAACTTCTTAGGTTTAGGAGCAAAGAATGGTGCAGTGTTCAATGGCTCTGGAACCAACCCACCAGTGACCATGCCTGATTCGGTGAGCTTGATGGCGGCAAATGGTGCTGCATTCGCTAAAAATAAAATTGTTCCTTACGCCAAGGGTGGTCTAGTCACTAAGCCGACATTGTTCCAGTACGCGAATGGGGGAACTGGCAATTTCGGAATAATGGGCGAAGCGGGACCCGAGGCCATCCTTCCGCTTAAGAAAGGCCCTGGAGGCAAGCTTGGAGTTCATTCATCTGGGGCTGGTGCAAGTAACATCGTGGTGAACGTTGACGCTTCTGGATCTAGCGTGGAAGGTAACGAACAGGAGTCCAAAGCTCTTGGCAAGGCCATCGGCGCTGCTGTTCAAGCTGAGATCGTCAAACAGAAAATGCCTGGAGGCCTTCTGAACTAATGGCAACCTTCCCCGACGTACAACCGAACTACGGAGCCAGCAAAAAGGCTGAGCCTAATGTGCGTGTAGCTCAGTTCGGCTCTGGTTACAGTCAGCGCAGCACTTTTGGCATCAATCAAGACAAGAAAGTTTGGCAACTGACTTGGCAAAACATAGGAGCTACTGACGCCAATCTGATTGAAGACTTTTTGGAGGCTAGGGCTGGGGTTGAGGCTTTTGACTGGTCTCCTCCAGACGACACAGATACATACAAGTGGATTTGCAAGTCTTGGACGAAAACGCTCCCGTACTCCAATCTGTTCAATATCAATGCAACGTTTGAGGAGGTATTTGAGCCATGACGACAACACCCAATAAGGTCGAAAGGGAGCTGCATTCTCTTGAGCCGTCAGCAATTATTGAGCTGTTTGAGCTGCACCTAACTGCTGCTGTAAATGGCGTGGATCTGATCTACTACTATCACGCT